ATTTGACAAATTGATCGGATTTCATATCTCCATCTTTTTCATCAAGATAGTACCAAGTTTCACGGTATTTCACCCAGCCTTTAGCCATACGACCGTCTGATTTGAAGAAATACCAACGGTTATTGATATACATCCATCCTGTGACCATAGCGCCGCGTTTATCAAGATAGAACCAGTCTTGACCATCATTGAACCAACGATTGATTAAGCAATAGCCACGATCGTCAAAGTAGAACCACTCATTGTTGATTTTCTTCCAGCGTTTCGTTGGATAAGAGCCATCGGACTCCTCCCACCACCAGCCGGTATCATTGCGTTTCCAGCCACCTTCAGATAGACCGCCTTCAATATCTTTCTTGAATTGCTCACGACTGATTCCCCATTTTGCAAGATAAGGATATGGGTCAACGTGATCTGAGTGGTTGTTTGGTTGATTGTTAGTGCAATACTGATGCGTTTTAATGCCTGCAAGGCTACCAGAGTCAAGCGTTTTAGGAATATCAGCTTCGTCCGCTAGATTTCGCAAAAGTTCAATATAGAGCTTATAATCACGCATGAACTCTTCTTTTGAGCCATGGCTTTCAATCAATTCGACTGCTGCGTAACTCTCAGCATTCCAACCGCCCCCAACATCCCAACTTCCGTTGTTTACAGGGCCGACCTGCATGACACGTCCATTCCCTACAACGTGAGAGAAGAATCCAAGTTCAGGATCTTTACGATAATGGTAGTCCGCCTCATTTTGAGCGGTTGAGTTGCGGTTTCCCGTCGAGTGAGCATGTACTTGACGATAAGGTTGTACACCGACCTGAGGCAATCCTTCTCTGTATCTACTTGTATCAATATCCATTATTGTTCTCCTTTCCATGAATCGTTCATCCGCTTCACCGCTGACTCAACGAATGTATCAAGATCACGGTCAGTCATGCTGATGTTATATTTGCTTAGCTCTGCACGGATCTTAGTACGTGCTTGTTCGAGTTTCTCCTCACCCTTATATCCGGTTTCAGCTGCGACTTGCTCAACAGCATTTACTGCATTCTTGGCCAAGATTTCAACAATCTTGACGGTCTGTTCACCACCTTTTTTGATAAGGTAGTCCTTGATTGCCTTGACTGCAATGCCAATCAAAATGACTAGGATGCTGACTGCTCCGTTGAGTAAAATTTCGTTAATCTGTTGCATTTATATTTTCCTCCACAATTTCTAATTCTAGAAATTTTTCATACAGTACCTTGATGGCTCCATTTCCACCAAGCTCGACATAACTTTCATAAAGACGAGACAATTCCTCAATCTCATGCTGATTGGTATTGCCTCGTCTAATTGCTTTTTTTAGGTTTTCTTGCAATCGAAAACGCTGTAATCTTTGAAGACCTTTCCCGATAACGCTCAATCCTTTGCTATTATCTTTGCCGATGCTTTCAACATTCGACACGGTCTTTTCAATGGCACTAATTTTATCAGATAAGAGACTGATTTGCTTGTCAGTCTCTTTTGTGTTCTGCGTGCTTTTGAAAGAGAAATAACTAGGAATAATCACGATTAGAATCGGACTCAATTTATCTAAAAATGCTAGTAATTCCAATCAGACCACTTCCAATCTACTGTGCAGAAACTCGATTGGTTTCAAGATCACTTCCATTCTTTTGGCCATCCCACTTCCAAATTGCAAGAAGGCCATTTTGAGATGGTCCGCCTTCAAGTTGTTTGAGAGATTCGCCTTTGTAAGTGAAAGCCTGATTTGTCTGAATTAAGACACGCTTGCCCTCACCATTCAATTCGACATGTTCAGGATTTTCAATCACAAACATATCACCTGGTTGATAGGCTTTGCCTTCCTCTGCAAGTGGGAAGAGCTCGACAAGTTCCTTGTAGGTTGTTCCATAGGCGATTTTCTCACCCATAATGGAATCTTGAGCCATGACTCGTACTACTTTGTCGATTTTATTTGCAAGTGCAGAGAGTCGGTCCTGTTCGCTCTTGTTTTGCGCAATCTGCTGCTCAGCCTGTTCAAGTTTATTCTGCGCCTGCACAATCGCAGAGCTTGGGTCCAATTCGGATTTGAGAACATCCAGCACCGCTTGAATCAAGACATCCTCTTGCTCACTTGTGCGGTCTCCTGCCAGTTCACGCATGTTCGTACTGTAGCGACTGCCATCGGCAAGCTTGATTTCAACGACCGTCACAGTCTTGTCGCCCAAACCTCGTGTATAAGCCTTGCTTGCTAGTTCATAATTGTTAATTGCCATTTGTCATTTTTCCTTTCACTTCTTCAAATAGCTCTTTTAGAGCTGGGTCATATTCAAGAACCTCTTTCATCGTATGCAGCTCACTTGCTACATACAGATAAAGGGCCTCAAATCTCGCTGAGTCTTGAACACTTGCTCCGAACTTTTTTGTTAACGAATCAAGCATCAGTTGATTTACTACTTCATTCATGCTGTTTTCTCCAATTTTTCTATTTTTTGATTTAGTTCTTGAATGGCCTTAATCAAGTAAGGCACAATAGCTACATAGTCAATGTGCAAGTAATCATCTTCTTTCTCAGGGTTCTTTGAAATTGCTGATGGGAGGATTGCTTCGACCTCTTGCGCAATCAAACCGATTTCCTCATGTTTACCAGTCTTGATGAAATCAAATGCAACCATTTTCAATTGATTGATTTTATTAATCGCATTAACATCAGTATCAACGATATCTCGTTTCAAACGTCTGTCTGAAACCCTATCGATCCAATATTTAACAGTACCATCTCCAACTTGATTCCACCAAACAACCGCATTCCGACCGGTGCTTCGAGGGGTTGAGCCTGTTCCATAAATTTCAGTACCACCAACCATTTCGATGTTTTTATGAAACGAATTCGAACCGTAAAAATTGACGACGCTCTTACTCGAGAAATCGACCACTCTATGAAATGTCGCATCGTTATTACAGTACATCTTGCCGTCAAGTGTGACGTACCAAGATAAAGGCCCTGGCTTGCCCCAACTGTTTCCCCAATTTGCCCAGAAAGCGGTCTGAAATTCTCGACCTCTACCATTACTCATACCAACCTTAAACTGGTCTAAGCCAGTCAACCAGAATGAACTTGGGTCATTATCATGTGTACCAATCTGAAATCCACCAATCCGACCTTTGTAACCTTCGAGCAAGATCGCTGTGACCACGACAGAACGAAGTTTGTTGATGAAGGCTTCTTTAGCCACAAGCGTATCCGTGAAGAGGTCGCTTGATACAAATCGTCTGGCCATAGCAATATCCATGACCAGCTTATCTGCTGTGATAGAATTTGCTCGCAGAATATCCGTGTTAAGGGTCGCAAACGTACCCTCTCCCACGAATAAGCGCTTGAAATATCCGTCAATTGCAGTTAACTTATCAGCTAAAGTGTTCCCTTCAAGTCTGATAGTCTCGGCTTTAATCCCAGCGTTTCGGCCAGCTAGGTTAAAACCAGCGATGATTTCATTAACACTGTTCTTATTATGGACCCCCCATGACCCAGCCAGTTGACTTTGAACTGTCTTCAGCCCTTCATTCTTAGACACCTCAACCTGAAACAGCTCGTTAGACAAGGCCATGCGAGAGACCTTGTCTGTGATCTCTTTTTCGGTCGAACCAATCAGTCGCTCATAGAGCTTGCTAGTCTCTTGGACCTGTTGGAACTCGGTCTGGTTGGCTTTACCTGCTATCTGCTGAGTAATCGTAGTCAGCTGACCTTCAGCCGTCCGCTTAAACTCCGCCAGACTGGTCTTGGTCTCGTTAAGGCCAATCTCGACTTTGCCAACCTTATTCAGCGTCTCCTGCGCCGACTGCTTCCATGTATTAAAATTTGTCAGCGAGCCATTGGCTGTATTAAGGGCAGCTTGCACACTGGCCAGTTGGCCGTCGATGCCTTGTTTAAACTCCGCCAGCTTGGTGTCTGCGTAGCTCGTTAAGTCTTCAGGGGCGGGTGACCAACTCGTAAACACTGCCCCACTCTCAACTTTTGCAAGTCTCCACTGCAGTGACCCACTCGCGATAAAATCTGTCCTAAACATCCAATTCCAATAGGTATTTTTCAGATGATTTTCGGTAATTTTAAAGGAGTGTTCGAATGTGATTTCTCCGCTTCCGTTAAGGGTTTTGGCAGGACTACCATTATAAGCCCCAGGCGTCCAACCAGTCACATTCCCATTGCCTTGTAACCAGACGGTCGCAGTCTTGCCAGCCGCTGGTCGTACATCAGTATACTTGAGTATAATCTTAGACCTCAATGTGTCGCCAACTTGCAAGCCGTCGGTCAAAACCTTGTAGAGTTGAGGGCGAATGTTCGGATTCCCTGTAAAACTTGTAAAAGGTGTAGACCATTCTTTGCTTGTTCCCAAGGCAAGATTTCGACCACCTACTGCCAGCTCTTCAAACCGTCTCGTCAGCCCTCGCACATCCTCTGTGTGCTGAGTTTTGGCGACGTAGCCAGCCTCAATGAGCTTGCGCTCGGCAGTCAGTTGACGTGCCGTCTCCTCACGAGAGTAAGTACGCAGAGCTTCCGCCCTTGTCCCGTCAGCACTGACATAAGCTTGGACAGCTGCCAAGTCTACCCGCAAGCCCTGAGCCGTTCGCTCAAAGGTAGCCTTGGCTTCAGTGATGAGGCCCTCAGTATCTTCAGGATTCTCACTGTAATCAGTCGCTAGATTGCCTCTCTCTAGCTTGACTCCAGCCAGCCAAATCTCATCAGTCGTACTTCGACTAACGTGTCTAAATAGCACATGCTTATAGATATTGATGGCTTCTGCTGGCGTCTCTGCTAGCTTGTAAAAAACATAGTATCTCTGCCAGTCAGCAGAGAGCGTAAAACGACAATTTCCGTCTCCTGCTTTTGACACAAGACCTTGGCTGGTTGTACCGGACGAAACAGGTAGAAACCCTCTCTGACCATAAAAAAATGTAGTCATCTCGCCTGTCCCTTTAGCCCAAAATGACAGGGTATAAGTCCCACCTAGCTCTGGATAAAGAGCATCGTAATACGCAACAATATCCTGATATGCAGAGTTGGAGTCTGTGTTTTTGAAGTATCTGACTGCGCAATTCTTGTACGTCTCAGATAATAGCTGTGATTGTCCATTTACCCCGCTGAAAGTCTTGGTTTTTTTGAGCAGATTGACTCCGCCAACCGACAGGCTCGCCAGTTCCTCTCGCAATTTCCCAGCTTCAGCCGTGACCAAGGTTTTATCAGCCTTGTCTTTGGTTATGTTGAGGATTTCCTGGCGGATTCCCGACGCTCGCACCTCGAATTCAGCAAGACTCAACTTCTGATCTAGCTTATTCTGCGTGCTTGTTTCCAAACTCTTCACGGACTGCCTGATATTCTCAGCAGTAACATTGACTGAGCTGATATCCGCTTTGGTTCTGAGACCTTCAGTCAGACGGTTCACACCAGCATCTAGCGAATCAGCGCGTTGTTTGAAGTTGGATTCGACTGTTGAAATCTGACCTTCTATATCTTCAGGAGCAGGACTCCAGTCTGTCGGTATAGTACCATATTCAACCTTTATTTTAGTTTTTATAACGCTCCCAATTTCAAAATCAGAACCGCCACACCCAAAACGCATCGTGATAAAGTTAGCGCCTTCCAACTCTTTGGGAAAAATTACAAAAGAGCTACTTTTGTATGATTTATAAGATTTTACAGTATTCCCGTTTTCATCAAAATACGAAATGTAATTTTTGGTGAAAATTGGATTTGAAACTGTTATATAGATTGCTTTCTCAAAAATAACAGGAATTCTAACACCATTTCGATCACTTACTGATTTTGGATGAACGGTGGCTTCACCAAAATACGGATCTAATCCAGTTGCTCTAAAGGAAACTTCACCAGATGAAATATCAAATTTTAAATCTGTTAAATGGCTACTTCGCAAGATATTCTTATTTTTACTCAACGCATAAAGATTTGTACCCCCGACCTGCACACTCGCTATTTTACTGGTCAGCTCCTCAGCTGTCTGTGTGAGTTCTGACTTGCTTGCCTTACCATTGGCCAAGTTGGTCAACTCTGCCAGCCTACGAGTCGTCGTCTCTTCATACGTCGCTTGCGCTGACTTCACACCAGCTAGTCCCTTCTTGGTCTGGATAAGCGCTTCAACTTGCTTGGCAATCTCAGCTTCAGCCTGTGCTTGCTTCGGTCGAATATCATTCGCGATGGTCCGTTTTAGAACATCCAAGTCACCCGACAGAGCCGTTTGAGCGCTTGTGGCCTGTCTTTTGAATTCTTCAAGCCTGGTAATCGAATCTAGACCAATCCGCTTGGCTTCCTGAGCAAGTAAGCTGCTTGCGCCAGCGTTTCGCAAGGCTTCTTCGGATTTTTGTCTATTTTCTTGGATAGCTTTTTTAATTTCTTGAGATTTTCGATTGAATTCTATATCGAATTTCTCGTGGTCGAATTCCGTTGGTTCAAGCTCCCATTCTGCACCATTCCAAAAGTACAGTTGTTTTTTGTCTCCGACGGTCAAAAATAAACGATCGCCTTTTCTCAATGTCCCTTTTGGCACATCTAAGGGCTTTACATCTCCAAAATAGTTTGTGTTTTTCCCATCTGCAGACACTAAAGCTCTTGTGGCCGTTTTTAAAGCACGTTCGCTTTCTTCTATTGAATCAGTTAGCGTACGTGATAAATGACTAATTTCACTTGTTGCACGCTGAACCGTTCCAATATCATTACAGACAACCTTTCGACTAATTAGTTTACCACCTACATCATATTCGCTAGTGAAAGATACAATACGGACTTTTTGACGAAATCCCAAGGTTTCGTTAATGGCCATAATATAGTCGCCTGGATTCGGACGACTGATCCGATAGCCAGCCTGTGACAAGTCTTCCATATCGATTTCAACAGAAACCTTGTACGACTTATCCACATTTTCTTTCAACCTTTCTAATAGCTTCCCTGTATCTTTGTAGCGCTCGTCTACAACAGGGTCTGCTTCGATTCGCCCGTAAATAGCAGATAGCGGACTCTCGTATGAAGTTTCGTAACGACCTTTTGAATGATCCTCATCATCTTTCCAAGCACCGAGGCCACGTTGGTAGGTTACAAAGCTATTGATATCTTTTTCTATTTTCAGCTCGTTCATATTAAAATCTTTACGAACGATTGTAGACAGGTCTGTTCCGACTCGTTTTAAGATTCGAATGACATGTCCACGGACAGAAAATTCAAGGCCGGCAGCCTTGATAATATCGTTAAAAAGTGAGAGTCGAGACTTATTTCCGAAATTCTCTTTCCGAATAGACCCGACCGTCGTTTCCAAATTGTAGGTATAGCCACTACCTGAAAAAATCGCTTGTAGATATGTTTCAAACGACTTTGAGCCATTCAAAGTAGTGTAGACCATTGATTTTGACATGTCGTAGAAGAACTGATGCACTGCATCAAATTCAACCTCAATCTGTCGTCCTGTGTCGTTAGGTTTTGCGTAAGTAATACGATAATATTCATCGTCTAAGCGAAAACGCCAGCCTCGGCCTATACCGTGCAAGACTTTGTCATTGGTATAGATTGTGCCTTTTACAGACAATTCACCGTTGACCGCATTAGTCACAGAGTAAGCAACTAGAGCACTATGCTCTGTACCTTTTTCATCGATAAATGTAATCAATCTATCACCTCCTTACTTGTATAGCTCTTTAAAACTTAAAATTTTGATCGTGCCCCTAAAATCCGTAGAATAGCGCACTTGCTTCTGTGGATTTGGACGAATGACAAAATATTCATAATTTGTTCGAATATTGATGTTCAAATCTGGCAATGCCATGCCTTTGTAAATTACATTTTCGACACCGGACAAGCGCAATTTGTCACCTTCTTTAATCGGTGTCGAAGCATGATTATAGATCCAGCGTCTACCGTCAATCTCCAAAAAGAAACTTGTTTGACTAGCACTTGCAGCCAATTCGACTACATAAGGCACCTCTAATTGGCTAAGAGCTGCTGTGCCCTTATACGGAATGACTCCACCGGTCAAAACAATGTCTCGAGGAGCGGTTTCACCAAATGGTAGCTCAGCAGTTATCAGTTCAAAAGAAATGTTATATTTCAAACCTGCTGCCGATTTGCCAATAAAGCTATAGTCAATTTCATTACTGATGTGCACCTTGTATCGATACTTCCATGCTGTATGCGGGATTTCCAAAAGGTTTAGATCCCCTTTCTTCGCTCCTGGCAATTCAAACCCGTACAAGTCATCTTGTACTGGGTGCATTTTCGTAATGAAATAAGGCTCATCACCGTACAACCAGCCTGCAAGTTCATCTTGCTTTTCCATAAATGCCGAAAGGCTAGCAACTGCCAGCCTTCCAGAAACTCTAATTGTTTTTTGACGCAGGGTAACCCCATCGTGGATATACCCGCTGCGTCCCTTGACTGTACGCCTGTCCACTTCAACAGAAGGCGTACTATCAGCAATTTTAATGTTATAAATACCTAACTGAGACAATTTAGTCTCAGCGTTAGCATGTGTAATCAATAAATCCATTTCGTAGCCTTTCTATTCGTAGACAAAGTAATCATCTTTGATACGGTCACGAGCTTCTCGCTCTTTAACAGACGTGTAAATCTTGTCACCCACAATTTCGTTATGGATTTCAAATTTAGCATTTGATAATTGAGAATTCTTCACATCATCGCTTAGATTTTCTAAGCTTGATTTCAGACCAGTATTATTCACACTGGCCGAAGTTGTGATCAAGCTATCAACGCCATAACTTTGGTCTGTAATTGCCATCGCATACTGTTTCGCAACACCATTGATTCTGCGCACCCAATCAGACATACCGATATACATTCCCTCGCCTGTGAATCCACCAATGGATTTCATCACTCGAGAAGGGGAATGGATATCCAGAGCAGAACGCATCACGCTTGCAATGTTAGAAGCGATTGAATATGCGAGCGCGTACAGACTGCCAGCCATGCTTGCTAATCCATTATAGAGTCCTGAACCGGCATGGACACCGACAGAGTACAGATGGCTAGCTAGTGCATTGAAGATACCCACAATTTGACTATTTGCAGAAGATGAAACGCTGACAGCTTGATTCATTCCGCTATTAAAAGCAGATGAGACGGTGGACATGCCCTGTTGAACATAACTCTTGACCTTATTCAGAGCACTATCGAATGTCTGAGCCATCTTGTTTCCGCCTGAAGTTGCAGCTTGATCAACTTTATTCATGCCGTCTGTGACAGCCTTAGAAACGCCATTCATGGCATTTGTCGCAGCGGTTTCAGCATTCTTGAAGTTATTTGTGACAGCATTCGCAACTGCTTGAGAACTACTTTCAGCATTGGACTGCATAGTAGAAAATGCCGAGGTAGTAGATCCCTGCATACTATTTGCTGAACCTGTCGCTTTTCCACTCATGGTACTATAGTTACCTGAGACAGCTGCTGCTGTACTGCTAGAAATAGCACTTGCGTTGCTTTGAACAGTCTGGAACGCAGTATTTGAATCTGTTTGAAGTGCCTGTAAATATGAACTAGCACTTGTATTCAATCCACTTAAATTGCTAGTGACATTCGCATTCATAGTGGCTGATTCAGTCGTTGCAGTTGCTTGGGCTTGTTGCATATTTGTGGATACATTACTACTCAATGTCTGCATGTTGGTACCGGCAGCTGCTGTAAGTCCTTGCATACTTGTATCAACATTTGTACTCATAGTATTAACCTTGGTTTGAGTATCAAGGTTCATTGCATCCATAGAAAGACCGACATTCGTTTGCATAGTTTGTGCTTGTAAGGTTGCATTCGTTGACATTTCTGTCGTTTTAGCAGATACATGTTCCGACATTTCTGTCGTTTTGGCTTTGACTGCTTCGCTTCCTTCGTCTGTCTTTCCAGTAACGAAATCCCACATACCGCCAAAGAAGTCTCCTACAGCGGATACAACCCCACCAATAGCCTCAGGAATTGCTGTTAGCATAGACTTTCCAAGTTCGAAAATGATATTCGCTCCAGCTTCAAGGATTTTTGGTAAACCCGCAATCAAACTGACAACTAATTGAGTAATCAGTTGCAGACCGCCCTGGATTAGTTGAGGCGTTGCTTGCATCAATCCAGAAACAAGGGAAGATACAATTTGAGCTGCTGAAGCTATGATTTGTGGCAAGTTTTGAATCAAACCTGTCACAAGAGACACGATTAGCTGAACACCGCCCTGTATTATTGCAGGCAAGTTAGATACCAATCCTTGAATAAAGGAAGTGATCACTTGAACAGCAATTTGCAAAATTGTTGGTAGCTGTTGGATAATGCCAGTTATCAGATTTTGCAGGATTTGGATACCATTCTGAATAATGTTTGGCATTTGCTGACCAAGACCAGTCAAGAAGGTCGTAACGGTCTTTTGAGCGTTAGCCATCATTTGAGGAATGTTGTTTAGCATTCCTTGAGAAAGATTAGCTAACAATTCCATCCCAGCTGACAAGAGAGTCGGCAGGGCATTTAACAACGAACTGACAAAAGTGATTGAAATAGTATTGGCTGAGCTAATCAAGGAAGTTGCATTCTGGCCAATCCCTTGAACCAAACTACCAATTAAATCAACCCCAGCCTGTACCAAGACAGGAAACATGGTTGCAAAAGCGCTGGCAAATTTAGCAATCAAATCAGCTCCAGATGCTATTAAAGCAGGAATTTGACTCGTTATACCTGACACAAGATTTTGAATGATTTGAGGTCCTTTAGTCGTTACTGTATTTAATAACTGGTCTATTTGGGCACCGAATTGATTGTTAATGATTCCCAATCCAGCTACTACAAGACCAAGGATTGCAGCGGGGCCGATAGTTGCTAAAGCTACGCTCATGACCGACGCGATGCCTTGCGACATCATTGAAACAACAGACAACCCTTTTGAGGCAGCATTACCTAAAACACCAGGCAAACCGCTAAGTTTAGATGTAAATAGCTCTACATATCCAGACGCTGAACTAAAGCCGCTACCTAAAATTGATCCAAAAGCACCAATCTTACCGCCTAAGCCACCTAATATACCTGTCAATTTTGTCAAGCCCTTAGTAGCAGGACCAAAAGCTAACAATCCACCGACCATGCTTAAAATAGGTGCGGCTGATGCCATAGAACTAGTGAATTTATCCATGACCCCATCAGCTAACTTCGTACCATTCAAGAAATGGTCTAAGACCGGATTGATGTTCGCCATTGCATCAGTGAAATTTTGGAGCGCTTTAGATTGGCCAAATTTATCAACTAACTTATCCACGTATTTTACAATCGTAGTAAAGAGTGGCAAGACGGATTCTCCGAGCTTGATTTGTAGAGTCTCAAACGACCCGCTTAGACCTTCAACAGCACCATTTAAGTTGTTAAGCTTTTCGGCAGCAACCTGCGCAGCAGTAACCTTGCTGATTTCTGCTTGCATTTTATTGGCACCATCTGCACCCTCGTTCATTGCGATAGTTGCAGCACGAACCGCATCAGTACCAAACAATGTCTTCAACGCTTGTTGTTGCTGTTGTTGTGTCAATCCGCTCAGGCTATCTTTAAGCACTTGGGAAATCTCTGCAAATGAGCGAATTTTACCTTCAGCAGTAAAGAATTTATTAGCTCCATCTTCTGTAATGATACCTAACTGCCTCATTGCATTGTATTGCCCTTTAGTTTGAGGTTGTAAGTTCATCAACATTGTTTTGAGAGATGTACCGGCATCAGATCCTTTGAGCCCGTTTTGTGCGAATACTGCTAAAGCGTTAGTTGTATCTCTGAAAGAAAGGCCTAGACCGCTAGCCACAGGGGCAACTGCAGAAAGACCATACTTTAATTCATGCACATCTGTCGCCGAAGCGTTTGCCGCGCCTGCTAATTGATTAGCCGCATCAACTACTGATAGATTATCTTTTTTAAATGCATTTAATGCTGTAGATGCAATTTCCGCCGCTTCTTTCAGGTCAAGCTCGCCTGCGGTTGCTAAGTTCAAAGCACCCGTTAGACCACCATTCAGGATATCTTTGGTAGATACCCCAGCTTTCGCCAATTCTTCAATGGCATCCGCTGCTTCGGTAGCAGAAAATGCCGTATCAGCACCCGCTTTAATTGCTGCATCATGGAATTGCTTCATCGTTTCAGCGCTAGAGCCAGTAACAGCCTTGATACTGCTCATACGTGCTTCAAAGTCTGCTGATTTGGTAATCGCGCCGCCTATCGCATTTTTGATGAAATTAAATCCTGCATAAGCTGCAGAAATGCCCAGAGCTGTCTTGATGAGATTATTTGTAGCAGATGCCGCTTGATTCGTGTGATTCACAATGCCCATCAAAGCGTTAGTAGCTTTACTACCTGCTTGTTGAAAAGCGTTCCCAAGCCCACTTGAAATTTTGCTGGATAAAGTGCTGATTTTGCTGATCAGCTTGCCACCTAACGTGTTACCAACTTGATTTGTAAAATTATTTACTTTTCCTAAAGCAGAATTAAAGGCATTACCTATTGTGCTACCTAATTGTGAAAATCTATTTGAAATTGGAGATAAAGCACTTGAAATTTTAGAATTTAAACTAGTGAATGCTTGTGTTATTTTCGCCAAACCCGCTTGTATGGGCTCAGGTAATCTTTGACCGATGTTGGATGCAATACGTTGGATTTCGCCCAGAGCGATATTTAAACCGCCTTTGAATCCTTGGCCTATTTTTTGACCGATTGAAGCATTTGAAGTTGCGAGCTCATTCATCAATTGACCAATTTTTTGAATCATTTGATTTGAACTATTAACCGCAGCTTTTTGTGCATTATCAAATGCTTGTTTGGTAATTGCCACTATTTCATTCATTGATTTTTCATAATCTTTAGTATCTGCCCCAATATAAGCGTGAATAGAACCGTCAAAACTCATACATCCACCTCCTTCTATTACTAATTTCTATTTGCAAACATCTGACTTGCTTTTTCAAGCAATGCCACAAAATCGTTTTTGTTTTTGATTTCTTTCTTTTTGTCTGGATGAAAAATCCTTCGAACTTTGTCCTTATCTCTCTTTTTACTGAGTTTCTTCGCATCGACTTTTTTTGCATTCAATGTATATCTCAATTCAAGAGCTAGACCTGAAAGAGCTTCACGCTCTTCAATTTGTTTGTAGTAAAGACCTTCCAAAATTGCATCAAGCTCCCACTTATTACAAGACAAAATAGTTTCTTGATCAGTAAGACCGAGCTTAGCGCATTCTGTTAAGATACCGCGTTTTCCATCTTGCCAATAATTTCTGAAATTGCTTTGACTTGAGCTTCTGCTGTTTGATCCCCAGATTCCGCTTGAGCTTGTGCCAATTCTTGTCCAAGTTTCATGTTTTCGATATATTTCAAAATCTTCTTCTTGAAAAAACCTGACTGAACCATTTCTTCTTCGATTTCCTGAAATAGCTCTTCCTGAGGATCATCACTTTCCGATTTTTCAAATCGTGCTTCAATAGCTGCCAAAGCTTCATCTTCAGATACTGCCTTACCTTTTTTACTTGCACAATATTGAATCAAATCAACAATCCCTTGGTCGTCACGATTGACAATTTTGAAGAATAGCGCACCAACACCATTTCCAGCTGACTGACCGTTTGCATCTTTAGTCGCCATATCTTTGTCAATTTTGAACATTAAACGATAATCAAATTTGATTTCAACGATTTTTTTTGCAACATTAAATTCCATGTATATATACTCCTTTTATAAACAAAATAAAAAGGTGACCTTTGACAGTCACCCCTTCTTAGATAGATTAGCGCTGGATGTTATCGTAGTCACCTGTTGTTTCGCCTGGGTTTTGGTAAGCGTAGATGTTGTTCAACACAGCCAATTCCTCAGCAGAAAGTGGGAACTTGCCATCCTGCAAACGGCCAACAATTCCAGCTGTGTAGGAAAGTTCAACAAACTCTTCTACGCCATCGTTAAATTCAACATCATCAGTGATTTTAGCATAGCCAAACTTCGCAGGATAAGCATCCTTTTTATTTGGATCTTCTCCGATTTTGGTTTTTACGCTTTCATCAACGATAACACGCCAAATCTTAATTGACTCACCCTTTGCTTGAGCGTCTAAGACAACGTTAATTGATGGATCCATCGGAGCAAAGTATTGAGTCAATTCGATTGAATGCTCATCACTTGATTTTTCAAGCAAGCGACCTTGTTGTGTTTGCTCATCTTGATACTCGCCACCAAGCTTTGTGCTTCCGTCTGTACGGTAAGCAGGAAGCAATGCTCCCTCGCCTTTTTCAGCGTGAATCGATTGGATGAAGTAGAACACCTTCTTACCAACGATTGGTTTTGCAGTTGTAATTTTTACTTGTCCTTTTTCAGTCATTTAGTTAGGACCTCCTTATTTATAATATCGTTTCGGTCGTCTTGATAACAATATGATAGACCTCACGACCGATTGAGTTATCCATCAATATAGTTGAAGTAGTTCTTGTATTACGTCCTAGCAATCGAATAGCTTGTGACTTTACATCTTCAGCATATGCTCGACTTTTATTACCAGGTAGGTAAATATCAATCTGAACCGTGCTATCTTCGATTATCAGCCCTGTCTGCACTGTTTTTGATGTGTCAGATGTAATTCCTCCAATCACCAAAAAAGGCTCGGCTACAGATGTTTTAGGTAACTTAAAATGGATTGGAACATTCAAGTGTTTCAATTTATTTCTTAAGCTGTTTAATAGTTCAGTTGTTGGAGAATTCATTGTCACCTACTTCCTAAACATTTTGTTAAGGTTATTCATCAATTTTGGATATTCCTCTCTCATCGCTGGTTCCATGAAAGGCTGTGCGGCCATTTTTCGTGTGCCCAACTCGACATATATTGAATAAAAAACAGGTGAAATGACTTGATAACCAAGCATTTTTTCTTGCATCGAGTATATGCTTTCACTCAGCCAACCAGTATCCCAAGGAGCATACAACTTAGCCAAACGCTCAACACGTAGACTAGAACGACTCAATTCCCTATCGACAGCAATAGGGGCTTGTCGTCCTTTTCTCTGTGTCTCGCGCAGAAATTTATCCAATCCCTTCACATGATAAGTTAAGCTCATAGATAAATCACCGTACTATTTTTGTGATGCTTCTTCCCTTGGATTCTTCGACGCCTACCTTTATAGATAACCTCTGAGAAACCAGTGTGAATCCCTTGAAGGTGTAGTTTGAAGCTATCAAGATTGTACTTCCCAAAAATCCCCATTTGTTCTGCATTCGTCAGAGAACCTTCCTGACATGGCAGAGGGCCAATTTCATTTTGAGTTGTGTCTCCAAAAAGCTTATCTTTAGGCTCAGCTTCTTTGATTAAAATAACTCTTTGGTTATAAATCATAGAATCACCTCCTAGATAAAACGAGCAATTCCTCGAGCTTTTCGCTTGCTAGCTAAAGAAATAAGAGTCTGTTTATCATCTTCAGATAGATAGCTATCTTCCCACGTAAACGCTCGTCCTTCTTCACTATCGGCCTTAGCACCCTCAGAATTAAGCTTGTTAAATCGTTTTACTGCTACATCGCGGACGATGTAGGCTGCATTGCTTGGAATTTCCGTAATTGATGTTTCGGAGTAGCGATTGATAAAGGCAAGGATGCGCTCAATACTTTCTTTGATGGTCAAATTCAGCAAGTCATCCTGCGCATTATCGCTTACCCCTTTTAATAATTTGATTTCTTTCAAAATCTCACTTTTATCAATCGCTGTCATTGATTACCCTCCAGGTACTGCTGTAGGGGCTACTTTTTCGATAGTAGTTTCTACGACTCCTTGAGGGATTTCAGCAAATAGCACGTTAGCACCGAAGAATACAGATTCGTAAGTAAGATTTTTCAAAGCACGATCACGAGCAACTGCAATCAAACCAGTTTCATCTGTGAAATCAGCAAACAATCCACCAAGATCACCGTTTGCAACGTTCAAGTTAGCAAATACAAGGTTTTCAATTGCCGTTGTATAAACCTTACCTTCTGGCACGCCGTTCATTACGATCACGTTTTGCATACCAAGGAAGTTTTTGAGCAATGTCAAACCAAATACATTAGATGCATTCGCACCAACACCTGCATCACCAAGATATTCAGCTGCATCAAGTGGATTGATAAATGAAACGATAGGCGAACCTTCGAACTCGTTAAATGTTGCAATTTTAGCCCAAGCTTGAGCAAGCGCACCTTGCAAGCCTTTGCCCTTATTTTTGGTTGGATTTGCTTTCAAGAATGTAAAGAATTGGTTCTTGATTCCGTTTTGGATTTCACGCATCAAACGTGTATCAGCTTCTGTGATTGCAACAGATGCTCCGTGACGTGCAATTGTTTCAGCAGACACTGAACGACGTTTTTTGAACCATGCCACTTCATAGGCATCACCTTTCGTGCGAACCACTTTTGACAAAGGAATATCTTCACCTTCACCTGGATTCGTTGCATCCACATCAGTAGTCCATTTGTAAGTTTGGATTTTGAGATCGTTTGTGAGTTCTTGACGACGTGTGACGCCCAAAAGTGTCAGCAAGTCATTGATATTTTTTGAAAACTTGTTAACAAAATCAATAGACTTGATTTCGCCCAAGTCAGCCATAGTAGTTAGTTTTTGTTCAGCCATGTTCTAGCCCTTTCTAAATAAATCAATATTTTCAGCAATCGCGGCCTGACGTTTGTTAGTGTCCTCAATTGCCATAATTTGTTCTTTCGTGATTCCTGTTGTAGTACCACGACGCGGCGCGCTTTGAACTAGTCGTTCGTTTACGCGTTTTTCAACTTCGCTATCAAATACATTACGCAAAGTCGTGATTTTAGCTTTTACTTCTTCAGCAGTCGGAGCCAACACATGATCTAAAAACTCTTGTGGCAACCCTTCGTCTGCCAAAAGTGACTGAGTTGCTAGCTTCATTTCACGTTCAGCTATATCCTGCTCACGCTTCTCTAATTCAGAGATTCGCTTCGCTTCTTCTTCTCTAGCACGTTCATCTTTGGTCAGCTTGGCTAGTCGTTCACCTTCGCTTTTGGCTTGTTCAAGCGCCGTTGCTTGTTCAGCTTCCCATTTTGAGCGTTCAGCAGCTAACATCTTGCCGATTTCAGCGCGAGTAAAAGTACGTTCATGCTTTTCGCTATCTGCATTTGATTCTACATCTACCGTTTTCTCATTCTGAGTGTCGACAATCTCAGTTTGATTCACAGTCGTAGTAGTTCCGTTGATTTCTTCTGACATAATTGTCCTCCAGCGATTACGTCGCCACTCGATAGTCTCGTTTTACGCCCGGCGGCGAAACAGTACAGCTTTTTAAAGTCTTCAGCAAAGTTTGGACAAGCAAAAAACCGTACGGGATTCCATACGGTTAGGTTTTATAGTTTAATTTCTTCAATTTTTGCACGTTGTTCTAGAATTTTTAAATAATTCCACATAGTCGAACGCTGACCTTTTAACAAATCGATAGGACATTTTGGTTCAAACTCTAGTTGTCCTTTTTCGTATTTATCAATCATCGTATCTAACTTTTGGAATCGTTCTCTCAATTCGTGGTATTCTTTTCTAAATCTTTCTTTCCAATCTTCCATTTTTTATTCCTTTCTTCGATTCACTCATTTATAGCAATTTACAGCAATTTATAGCAGTCTATTCCCGCAAGTCAAGATGCTGGATCCCTCCTAATCTTTAATAGCTCGGTTTGAAACTTTAGTGTATACATCTACGTAAGTCTCTTTCTTGTCTCCGTTATGCGTGATTTCTGCATAATCGCCACATTTTTCACCAGACTTGATTCGATTAGTACTAACAAGAGCTTTCCAGTTTTGTAGGGTCTTGCTAAACCAAACTACAAAGCAGTCTTCTGCTTTAATTTCACGACCTGATAAGCGCGAAAATTCTTGTGATGCCAATTCTTTTGCCTTTTTTAACATTTTTATTCCTCCGTTTTTTCGTATGTCTCCGCAAAAATATCGGGCTTACACGGGTAAAGCTCTCCTTGTACGCCTCTGATAATGTAATCGCCTGTTTTTGCGACCATGACCCCTTCAAGTGTTTTGATCTCACACCATGCAGGACCCTTGGCCCATTTACCATTGTCATGAGTGATAATCTCATTTCTTGTCACTGCGTCCCAAAACCAATCTTCTTCAATCAAACAACGTTCATTAAGTTGGACAGCCTCAATCACAACAGGTTTCTTTCTGTATTTCATTTCTTCGATCCTTTCTTTATACCATCAATCATCCCACTGATAATTGAATAGCCTACAACTAATAAAACGAGCAGAACGATTACGCCTGCTGTGATAGATACCAAATTCCAAATAAACATTTTATCTCCTTTCTGAGCATAAGAAAAGCACCTAGATTATTCTAAGTGCTTAAGTAGTGAATTGCATTTTTATATTTTTTAACACGCTCGTAGTCTGTATTGGTAACAGATTTCAAACGTGATAAATCTGAGTTGTGTTTCAAATCTGCAAGTTTTACAATTCTTGCTAAATTATTTGATTTCACTTTTTCAAGATATTCTTGATAACTTTGACCTTTTTTCTTTGTCAAAATTTGTACCGCTGTAACAACTTCATTTGACAAACCCGACGCCAATAAATCATCAGCAGTTACATCACTATCCTCAATCACATCATGCAAAAGAGCGACAGCTTTTTCTTGTTCAGTTTTGACTTGGCTGGCCACATAGAGAGGATGTTGTATGTAATCAATACCCGCTTTATCCACCTGACCTGCATGTGCTTTTTTTGCAATAGCTAAGGCAATATCAATCATGCCGCTACCATCCTGCCGATATAAGCAAATGCATCCTTTTCTGGAATTTCTTCGAAATCCGTGAAGTCATTGAAAAAAATTTTATTAAACCAATCAATGCTATCAACCCACTTTTTTTCGATGTCAAAAACTTGCATGACACCATCAATTAAACGAAGTACTTGAGGATTGTTCGTCGTTGTGTGGTAGTATTTAATATCTTTCATATCACTTCACCCTCTCTATATTTTTAGGAATCTCAAGCTCATTACTTAAATCAAGCATTTCTTTAAATAATTTCATGCGCTCTCGATCAGATGTACTTGTATCACGATACTTCTCATAAAGCTCATGTAATGGACCATTCTTTAAATCAAAACTTTCCTGAGTATGATACTGCATTTCAAAGTTGATACCATCTTTTTCAACGACTGTATTCACACCTTTATATGGTCCATCTATTAGCCAAGTATTTTTTACTTTAACAACTTTATAACCCTCTGCAATAAGCTCCTGTTTCATCTTCAAATACTCTTTTGCAAAAGTATCGGGATTGAAAATAGTTGTATACCGCAAAGCATCATTAATTTTACTTGCAGCTTTTGATAAACTTATATTTTCAACTTGACTATCTGTTGTAATTTTACGAGCTAACGACTCAGCTGTTTTCTTTCGAAATTCAAGACCAGCAAGTTTATCTTCACCAGCAATGCGTTGCATATCACTTGTGATTTTTGGCTCTATCTTTGAAATTTGATCCAAAAGTTGTTTACTGTGGTATTCAGCTGTTCCATCCCTCATACTTAGATTATACACTTCATTTGAATTATTTTCAATACTTCCATTCAATTCCTCCTCATCCGGCATCACACCAGACCGACAGTTGAAATGAAAAGGCGGAGCGTTTATTCCAGCTTGCATTTCATCAATCAGATACCGCTTATCTTCTGCATGGATTTTCTTACAGATTTCAGTTGTCCGATTGTCCAGATGAACCAATATTCGATAGTATTTCAATCCCGCATCCTTGTAGCGCTGGATAGCAGCACGATTGACAATCATCGTCCCATCTGTTCTGATGAGTGTTTCAGCTCGACTATTGGCTACTTTATACTTCTGTGCCAAATTACGCGCCATTGTTCGTGGGTGGTCACCTCGAACAAAACCCGTCTTCAGGACTTTTTTTAAATCTTTTACCAGATTATCTGTATTGCCCCACAATTGCTGACTGTAGTTGTAGCCGTTGAACGGAGTTTTAACTAACTCTTTTAGTGCTGGTTCGTTGATGGTACCAGTCCGACCGCTCATGGCCTTTTTATAACCCATGAGAGCCATTTTCTGCAAATAGCTTTCAAACTTATCAGCAACAAGACCTCTTGCGACCCCGGCACGAAAGAGCATGTCCAGTTGCAAAGACTCTAATCTTGTAGCGCGTGCAGTCGTATACTGCTCATTGAGCCTTTTAAGCAATTCTGGGTCTTTCTCAGCCTGCTCACGATACTTTCTCGCGTTCTCCCGGTAATCTGACAGGTCAGTACCTTTCAAGTGCTGTAGCGCCTCCTGATAGCTCATAGAGCCACTTTCAGAATACTTGCTGACAAAATCATAAAATGCTTTTTGCATTTCATTAGCTTGCTCTTGATAGATCTTATTTAATTCATCAAAAAAATCAATATCTTTTCGATCTAAATATCGGAAAATTTCATCTGAACGGCCTGACCAGTAATCAAGATGGTTTTGATTCAGCTTCTTGTTCATCATCTACCACCTCATCTACTGGATCTAATCGTGGTTCAGGCTTTTCTAAGGCTTCTTGCTCTTTCAAACGTTTCAGCTCATCTGCAGCATCCACTCCTGTAACTTGATTCAACAATTCAAAAATCGTCTGGTTGCTGACAATTCCGTACAACGACTTAATCATCTCAACGATTTCTTTTTCATTTTGTGGAACGTTCGGACTAAAGACTACAGAGGTCTCGTTGATGAGTTCGTAAGCTGTGTTTTCGTTGCCTTGGATTTTCCAGATATTAACTGCTAAACGCAAACGGCGCATGAGGCCGGCTTCAAACAGGTCTTCTTGTTGCTCTCTGTAGTTATCACTGGCCATGAGCTTGTACTTCATTGACTCGCCTGATTGCGTACCAGCAAAGTTGTTATCGAGCGTATCCGGCGTGAAAGTAAAACGCAAAATATCATTGACTAAGCGTTTCTTGTATGCTTCCGCGCCTTGGCTATCATACGACTTGATTAAATAGCTAGCATCAGGATTCGCTCCGCCCGGATTTGGATTGTCATCCAAAATGAGGACTTGCGCTTTCTTGTAAGCCTGCGACACATACAAACGACCGTTTGGATTGATTCGTCCATCTTCCAAAAAGTCATTTTCTTCCGCTCCTGTGTACGGATTGCCCTTAATCATCAGAATTGCATCGTTGCTGTTTTGTTGGAAATTTGCAAGCTCAGATTGCGATAAGTCGTAAGCATCGATGTTGTCCAAAACCGACTCATAAGAGCCTAAACGATCCTCATTGTTGCTGTACTCGTTAACTGGAACAGCCTTAAAATAATGCTCTTGCTCGTCCTTGAGCGCCATTTTATCACTATCTGTGGATTTCCACTCGTAACTGTAGATACGATCTGCAGTATAAACTTTGATAATCGTCTTACGCTTGCTATCACCATAGTCAACATCGTAGTAGTTCACGGCCATTAGTGAGTTCTGCTCATAAGTATCGTCATAAATAACAAAAGTCTGCTCTGGACTGAGCTTATACAATTTAACCCACGCTTTGCTGTCACGCTCTGTAACTGTCAAAAGCTCGTAAGCACGGCCATAAACGCACAAATCTTTCTTGATGGAGGAGTTGTGCTTCTTCTCGTTGTTTTTGGCTGAAAAATCCTTGATATGTTCAAGTATTGCTTTATTTTCATTCTTATACTCGACCGGATTCCCTAGCATATACCCTTGCTCAAAAATGGTAATGTACTTAGCGAAGTCACTGGAAATGCGGTTATCTGCTGCAGTCTCATCTGTTTTAGCAGGTCGATACTTGATGTTGTTATCGCCCTTATAGTAACGTTTCAACTCTTTTAGTCGTGGCTGTTGCTCTGCTTTGTGACGGATCACATAGCGTTTTAACTGCTCAATCCAATTGTCAGAACCATATTCGATAGCTTCAAAGTCCTCAAGCATCATCATAAAGTGCTCGTTTGATCTACTGTCGAAACGTGTTCCGTTTAAAAATTTAACCTCCAATTTTACCTCCTGAAATAATAAGACGCATTCTTCATGCGGTCTTGTGTCGATTTTCTTTCGATGTGATATTTTTCCAACGCATATCTAATCGCATCAATTACGTGGTTATTCGCATCTATTGGCTCGTTTAACCAATTGCCGTCTTTATCTTGCTTGTAGACATAAGTATCAAATTCTTCTATCGTCTTCTCACAAGACGGGTGGATATAGATTTTAAATTGCTTCATAAAGTCTATACCAGCATTGATTGATCCTTTGCCTTTAACTGATGCTTGTATTCTCCTTACGCCCTTAGACCTCAACTCTGCTATCAAACGTTGCTCTGCACTGTCTGCTGTGATTTCAGCGTTTAACATGTCGTTCTTAGCAATCATCTGGTAAATATCTTCTGTGGTCATAGCGTGCTCATAATGTTCCGCATAGATCCACAGCTCTTTTTTATCCAAATCAACAGCCAGACGCGGAAAAGTAGTGGGGTCATGTGTAAAACCAAAGTCAAGACCTGCAGCAGTTTCACCTACTCGCTTGATTGTGCCCTGTATATCAAAATCTCGGACGCTGTAATTTTCAAATACAAGCCCCTCGGCCACGCCCCACTCCCCATCACATACGATTCTCGCACGTCTTGGATTCGTATGATACAAGTCCTCATAACGCTTGATATCGACTTCATCCAGCCACTCATTGCATCTAAAAGTTGTTGTAAGCGATAGCGTATCTGCTCGTTGAGTCTCTTCGTCAAAGAAGACACGTTTGAGCCAGTGCCTCTCATTCCACGGGTTGAATGTGACCGTGATTTGTTTAAAGAAATCAGGTACATCTAAGCTACCACGAATAGACTCGACTACCGTACTAAACTTATCTTCAGTCTCAATTTGATAAGCTTCTTCGAACCAAGCCCAGCAAAGAATTCCTACATCCACTGTGATAGATGTGATTTTAAGTTCATCATCCAAACCACGAAAGAGAATCTTTTGGCCTGTCTCTTTGATAGTTATTTCAGGCAACGACTCGTTGAATTTAAACTTATGAGCGACTTTCAGTTGGTTAGCTGCCCACTTGAAATCCGTATAGGTTGATTGCTTATTCGTATTCGAGTATCTACGCACCACGAGCAAGTTAGCCCAAGGATATTTCAAGATGCGCGTGATAAAGTTCAACGCTGTCGTCTTCGACTTCTTAGAACCGCGCGAACCTTTCACAACGCGGTAGAAATTTCGTGAGCGCCAAAATTGGCCATAGCCAACACCTACTGTCTTAGGCAAATCAACTACGATGTCATTCTGTTTAATCTGGTATGTCTGACTCATTCGCAAACACCACCATTCCAGAAACATCGGCTTCAACCTTATCCGTCCAAAGCCTATGACGTTTTCCTAAAAGCTCAGCTGCTTTGATTCTATCCTTCGCTCCGACATCTATATCCGTAATCGTTTGACCTAATTCTCCGATGTTTATCAAGGTCTGTTCTTGCGTTTCTCCTCGCATGACTGAAGTTAGGTAAGTAAGCACCTCTTCCTGTGTTGCAATCTTCTCAGACGCAAGCTGAGCCAGTCTTTCATCGATATAAAATTTGATTGTAGTATTTTGTAGTAATTTAGATGCGTTTGTATTAGCGTATTTAGAGCTATACCCCGCTTTAATTGCTGCATCTGTCGCATTCCCGCTGATGATGTACTCATCAGCAAATCTCTGTTGTTTTAAAGTTAATTTAGCGATTTTCCATCACCTCCAATTTTTTCACAACACAAAAAGCCACACAATTGTGTGACTTAATGCAAGACCTCTCACAGACTTTGCAGGAATCGAACCCACGATAACAGTTTTGGAGACTGTTGTGTTACCACTACACTAAAAATCTAAATAACGGTACCAGGGGTTGAACTAAATAATACAAAGAGGAAATCACCAGCTTGCCGCCCTGATACCGTTAAACATTAAAGGAGTCATCAGTCCGCTTTACCGTACTTGCTGACAATACCATAATATCACTTTAAAAGTTCACTTTAGTTCACTTCGTTCACAATTTTTAGATAAATTTTCAAAGGCAGACTTTCTGATTTTTTGAATAGCGCCTCTACTATATTTTAGCTTAGCTTCGACTTCATTCCACGTCATCCCATCGATGTAAAACAACCGCATCACGATATTTTCTACCGGATCGTTTAGCGATTCGATTGCTTGAATCAACTCATCACGCTCTTTGTATAAACCTTGAATTTCTTGATAGAGCTGTTCTGTTTTATCAATAATCAAAATATTCAATTCTTCTGATTGATTTTTATTACTCTTCGATTTTGGCATGTTGTTAAACTGCTGCCCTCGCAAGATGCTCGATTTCAGGCTGATGATTTCCTGGTGCTTCGACTTCGCTTTGATATCAATGTACTGTAAGGCCTTTAGTCGTTGCTTGATATTGATCGTCAATCTTCTGTCACCTCCAAAAGCTCTGGATTTTCATAGACATTGCCGATGATTTCCTCGTGTTCCGTCCACGCATATCCTTCGTTCAATCCTTTTAAATATATAGCAGGCATTCCGCCTATGAATGTGCCACCATATTCTTTTTCTAAATATACTTCATGGTGACATCCTCTAGTACATTTTATAATATCTCCGACAAAGACCTCTTTCCCATTCTTGTCTTTGAGGTCTGTTGATCGCATGAGATATTCATCATCAATCGACCATCCCTTTAAATTGTTACAGGTAAGCTTTTTACTATCGTTTGCGTAGACATTACCATTCCAGATAATCAATTCGTCATTAGCAAACATCTTTTGTCCGTGTATATCCCATGCTCTAAATCTCGGAATCATCTTGCACCTCCTATGAAATTATTAACAATATTTTGCTGTTCAGTATCGATTATTTTATTTCTATAATTCAATATCGGAGCCATAACATCATTTGTCAATGCAGGCTTCAAAATGATTTCATTTGTTTCCAAAAATCTTTTACCGTTGATTTTGATTTTGATGTCATAACCGTTAGCGATATGTTCAAGGTCATCTTTAGACAGGGAGATTTCGAATTTACTCATTCTTCCGCCTCCTGCACTTTCCAACCAAGAATATCTGCAGCCTTTTGAGCTTCTTCCTTTGTATCAAATTTCTTGACATACTCCATCGTACCAGGTTGTTCATCCACTAGTATGACAATTTCAATATCTTCTTGATAATTTTTAAAATACAAATGGTTGCCATCTGTCACTACATACTTTGTTTCCTGAATATCGTAGCCATCAAGCCAAGCACGGGCTAATTTATCACTTGCACTTCTACACCATCTAATGCATTTTCTAGCATCTCCTTCAAAATTTTCATCCACTAATCTCTCAAAACCATCTACTGGATCAAGACATCCGAACAATGTGAAATTGTGACGCTTGCAATACTCAATCCAATCCGCCACGAACTGCGGGATTTGGACTTTTTCTAGTTCGTCTAGTTCTCGAAGATTCTTTAAAACATCTCCGATTGCGACAACCGGAAGCTCTTTAAGTTGTTCTCCCTTTGTCTCGTATTTTTTTATCAATTCATGCTTATTCATTTTCTTTTATCTCCTCCTGCCTGTTTCTCAAGCCAGTTAAAGAGCAGGCCGAACTGCTCCGTCACTAGCTCATCATCATTGTATTGCTTGCAAATTTCGCTGATAGACGACACTGCCCATAGCCAATAAGCATCTGAGCCGAAACCGACTTCTTGACTTTTCTGATTACTACGCGCCATCCATTCCGGAATAACTCTGCTGAAGAAATCAATATAATTGATTTTCATGGCAATTCCTCAATCTTGATATAGATCCC